TGTAAATGATGCTACAGGTGACACATATCTGTTTGATAAAAAGACAGATGATGTTGATAATCCAATAGATTGGAGGTGGAATCATAGTGATTCGGTATCTCCCAAAAAAGGAAGATTAATAGTATTTCCTTCTCAAAATTTTCATGCTGGTTCACCACCCAAATCTGATAGAAGGATGTTACTCAATTTTAATTTTGCCAAAAGATGAAAAGAATTAAAAGACTAGTTATTGTTGGTGGCGGAACTGCTGGATGGATTACTGCATCATGGTTTGCTCGTAGATGGGGAAAGATGATGGAAGTAGTTGTAATTGATAAATCAGAACCAGAGAGAGTAGGTGTGGGTGAGGCAACTCTTTTGAGTTTTCCAAATGTCATGAAGATGATGGGATATAAACCTACAGATTGGTTGGAAGAAATAGATGCAACATTCAAAGCGGGTATTTTATTTCCAGGCTGGGGTAAAGAAGATAAAACAATATGGCATCCATTTTCATTTACAAGTGTAGGTGATTCTAAAACACCTCTGTATGATCTATGGTCATCATTTCAAGATGAGTATGATCTTAAAAAAATATCTCCAATGTATGTTTCTTCTATGGCTAATAGAATTGAAACAGAGTACACACATGATTCTTATGCTTTCCAAATTGATTGTGGTAAACTTGTAGGATTTTTACAGAAAAATACAATACCTTATCTTAAAGAATATATTCAATCTGATGTTGTAGATATTATTAGAGATGGTCAAGCAGATGATATAACATGTTCTGGTATTAAACATCTGGTGTTAGATGATGGAGCAAAAATTACTGGTGATCTATTCATAGATTGTACTGGTTGGAAACAGATGCTTATAGGAAAGAGGAATGTAGATTGTAGTGATAGATTGTTTATAAATTCTGCTCTGGCTGCAAGAGTAGAGTATAAAGATATTAGTGAACAACATCCATATACTGCCTGTCCAGCACAGGAACATGGTTGGATATGGAAGATTCCTACTCGATCTAGAATAGGTACAGGATATTGTTTCAATAAAGATATTACTGATCCAGATAAAGTTGCACAGTCTTTCTCAGAACATTGGAAAGGCAGAATTAAACCAGATGATATGAGATTATTAGATTGGAAACCACAATATGCTAGTAGATTTTGGAGAGGTAATGTTGTTCCTATTGGTCTTTCTGCTGGGTTCATTGAACCTTTAGAGAGTACAGGACTTGCACTAATGATAAGAGGTGTTGAGTATCTAGAAGAATCAATTTATGGATGTAGTTATAATTGTAAAGTAGATCCACCTTTCTACCATACTAAGATGAGAGCTAGTTTTGAAACGGCTGTAGATTATGTTAGTATGCACTATTCATATACAGAGAGGAAAGGAAAATTCTGGGATTTTGTTAGATCTAAATACAAAAAAACTCCTTCACAAATTTTCTTTGAAGAGGAGATTCAGAACCCATATAAACAGACAGTGCAAACTGGGAGGGTAGGTTCTTTCTTTGATGGTACTAACTGGCAAGTCTGGTTGTTACAACTGATGACTGACAAAATTAATCCAAAAGAATATTGGAAAAAAGATGTGAGTTGTGTGCCGAGACTTAAAAATTTCGTGTATAACACATTACCAGATAATCAGAAAAACTCAGTTCCTCATAATGAATACCTCTCGCACATATATACACTTAAATGAAAAGAAGAATAGTATGGTGTAACGGAACATTTGATATCCTACACCCAGGCCACATAGAATTATTTAAAGTAGGGAAGTCTCTGGGGGATAAACTCATAGTAGCAACAGATACGGATGAAAAGATACGTCAAGATAAAGGTGAGTCTAAGCCCATCAATAATCTTTGTGACAGAATTTCGATGTTACAAGCGATAAAATATATTGATGAAGTATTTTATTTTAATGACAGAAAAGAATTAGAAGGGTTGATAGAATTGTATTCACCTGATATACTATTACTAGGTGATGACTGGAGAGGAGGAGACATAGTTGGTGTTCAATATGCCAGAGAAGTCAGGTTCCTACCTCGTCTAAATTATTCAACAACTGATCTCATAAAGAGGATTCGTGACTAACGTAATTGTCATAGGTGATAAGTGTACAGACAAGTATGTCTTTGGTGAGACTACTAGGCTCAGTCCAGAACAACCTGTCCCTGTTCTAGATCAAACTAGAATAGAAGAGAGGCCAGGCATGGCTGCAAACACTGAATTGAATCTCAAGGCGTTTGGTATTAATACTGTTCTACTTTCACAGAGGGAACAGATAACTAAAACAAGATTCATAGATACAAATAGTGGTTATCAGTTGATGCGTTTGGATGAAACTCCACAAGTGGGTAGGATTGCAAATGCTGAATTGAAAATGGCAATGATGCACATGAATCCTGATGCGATTGTTATTTCAGATTATGACAAAGGATACCTTAATGATGATGACTTATGGCATCTGTGTCACAATTTTAACAGACCAGTATTCGTAGACACTAAGAAGCGTAGACTTTTCCATAAAGATAATGTATTCTGGAAAATAAACAAGAAAGAATATGATCTCTTGGACAAAGATCATTTACCCAATGACACTCATCTTATTGTTACTTTGGGAAGCCGTGGTGTTATGTGGAATGGACTACAATTTCAACCACAATTAGTCAAAGTGTTTGATGTTTGCGGTGCTGGAGATACATTTTTAGCTGCTTTAGTTTACGAGTTTCTAAAAACATCCAACATGCAGAAGTCTATTGATTTAGCAAATAGAGCTGCTGCGATTTCAGTAACCCACCCTGGCGCTTACTATCTTAACAAACAGGACATAGAATCATTATACGGAGGAATCGATGGACAAACTGGCACTCAGCACAGCGGATCTAATGCACATGAGATTGCAAGCGTGGTTGCGTGAACATACATGTGAAGACATTGCATACTTGGGAGAAAAGGAAGATAATAAAGGCGAGATGAAGCATCTCTATCGTATAGGTGAACATGAAGTATTTCATGATATGATTCACGAATTAGAAATGGTAGAAGTTGAAGATGATGAAGAGTGATAGAATATATTTTTAGAGTAAAGGGATCTGATATTTTCTATACACCAGAAACAAATGGAGGTGGAGATCATTTCTTTCCAGAATACTTAGAGTTAGTTACTCAATACTATGGCAGAGTCCATCACATCATGGAGTGGTGTAGTGGGCCTGGTTTTATAGGTTATGGATTGATGGCTTGTAATGTATGTGATCGTCTTACATTGTTAGATAAATTCAAACCAGCGATAGACGTAGCAAAGAAGACTGCTGAAAATTCTGTATTGAAACATATTGATATGATAGACACAGAAAAGGTATATCATCGTAGAGTTTTTCCTCGCACAAAAATATATCACTCTGATAATTGTTCAGTGTTACCAGAAGATGAAAAAATAGATTTAGTTGTAGGTAATCCTCCTCATTTTGAAAATGAAGAAGATGCAATAAAAGCTCTAAGTGTTATGGGTAGTACTATTTTTGATGATCACCTGTCAGAAATTTTATTAGATCCAAAATGGGATGCTCATAGAGATTTTTTTAATCAACTATCGACAAGATTGAGTGATGATGGTAAAATATGTTTACAGCTTCACTCAGGTGGATCTGATGTAGATACATTTAAACCAATGGTTGAAGAAGCTGGACTCAGAATTACTGCCAAAATGGAAAGTATCAAATTCAATGACATTTATTATATGGAAGTTCAAAAATGAGATACTGTGTTGATATAGACGGCACTATTTGTAGTCCTACTGTGGGTAGGGATTACTCCAAGGCAATGCCATGGTGGGATCGAATTGCTGTCATAAATAAGTTGTATGATGAAGGTCATTATATCACTTACTTTACCGCAAGAGGTATGGGTCGATTTGGTGATGATCCAGATGCAAGTGCAAAGGCATCTGTTCTATTATTTGATCTTACAGAGAAACAACTTAAAGATTGGGGATGTAAATATCACACTCTAATCTTAGGTAAACCACACGCTGATTTCTTTATTGATGACAAAGGAGTGAATTCTGATGAGTTCTTTAGGACCAAGTAGAAGACCTCGTAATGCCCGTGCTGCAGAACCTATTAAGTATGTGCCGAAGGGATGGGGATATGAAAAGTGGATCGCAAACTGCGAGAAGTATTGTGGTAAACTTTTGTTTATTGCAAAAGATAAACAGTGTTCATGGCACTATCATAAATTAAAAGACGAAGTATTTTTTGTACAGAGTGGAAAGATAAAATTATTTCATGGATGGGACGACGATATAGAGAAAGCAGAAATAACAATATTGAGAAGAGGAGATAAGTTTCATGTACCTATAGGATTGAAACACCGTATGTTTGCACTAGAAGATACTGAACTATTTGAGTTTAGTACAGAACATATGGATACAGATTCTCATAGAATTATGCCTGGCGATCTTCTATGATTGAAAATATTACTGATATGATATATGTCGAAAGAGATGTATTATCTCAGGAAAAATGTGATGAGTTAATAAAATATTTTTGGGACAATAAAGATAAACATGATGATGGCAAAGTAGAACACTTTGTCAATGGAGAGTATAAGGGTAAATTAGCAAATAAAGATCATAAAAATTGTACCCAGTTCATGTTTGAGCCTGGACATAAGTATGCGGAGTTGATGACTCAAGTAATACAAGACGCATATATGAATTACAGAAAACAATTATCAGTATTACCAGCAGCAGATCTTGCAATATTAGATTACACAATCAGAGTTTATCCTAAAGGTGAAGGTATATTTAAAACACACGTTGATCAAGCTGAAGGAGGAACTATATCAAGACTCTTTGCTTGTATCATATATCTAAATGATGTGGAAGAAGGTGGAGAGACATTCTTTCCTGATTGGAATATAGGATGTAAGTGTGAAAGAGGAAAGATATTAATATTTCCATGTAATTGGATATTTCCACATGGATCTAATAAAAATATATCTGATGACAAATATATTTTAACTGCTTTTATAAACTATAATTACGACATACCCATGTACTCTGGTACAGAGGTGTAATCATGTGGATACCAAGAGGTATCTGCACATGTATATTCTTGATACTTACCTTCTAGATGTTTGGGGAAGGGGATTACTTCAATCTCCGCCTCTTCTTTTTTGGCAATCAACTCTGCAACTTCTTGGAAAGATATTGGATTACCAGTTCCAATGTCATAGATACCGCTCTGTGCTTTATTGAGTAATACGACATCTACTACATCTTCTACCCATACAAAATCTCTGAAGGCATATTCAGAATCTTCAAAGATTTTAATTACTTTAGTTTCTTTAGCTTGTTTGGTGAACTTACTAATTGGACTTGCTTGATCTCCTTTATGTTCTTCGCCTTCTCCATATACATTGAAGTATCTGAATCCCTGTATTTGTTCAAACCTATCCATATTATCCATGACCCAGTAATCCACAGTTGCTTTTGATAGTGCATAGAAGTTTAGTGGATTGATAGTTTTTTTCAGATATCCATACTCACTATGAATCTTACCATACACAGATGCAGATGAGGCATATTTGACTGGGATAGAATATTCTATTGCTTTCTCAAACAGTGCAATAGAGAACTCTACATTGTACTTGTGAATTTTATTTACGTCTGTCTCTGTTGTACTTGATATGGCTCCCTGATGTAGAATCATCTCTACTTCATCCCACTTATCATATTGATTTAAGAAATCAAAAGCACCACTTTGTTCAACTCTATAAACATTTTCTGGATCAAATCTCTTTTCAAATGCTTGACCTATAAAACCTTTGTAACCTGTAATGATAATCATGAGGGAAAATGTAGTGGTATAAAGAATACTTGAACTAATCTATAAGTGTCACCTTCAAACCAGCCTGGTTTGTCATATGCCGTATGAAGAATTTGATCTGGATACATTATCATTCTATTATACTTCATTTCTGATAAATGTATCAACTCCCATGGACCTACACTATCGGTAACATGTTCTTTCCTCCATATTCCATCTTGATCTGGATTAACTTGTTGTCCATTGTATGTATAAAACCCAGTGCCACCCTTACATTCTTTGGGTTTATTGAGATAAATTAGTCCAGCCCATCCTCTTGTATCATATTCTAGTGGGTAGTCCACATGAGGTAATGTATTTGTGAACTCTGACTGGGTTACGTTGACGGAGAAGGGAACATTATTGCAGGCTTCTTTAAATGTCTTCACTTCATCCATCTTTAATCCATACACATTCTCTGCTATTTGTTGCCATATTTCGTGCATATGATCAAGATTCATATTCATGTCTACCCTCACGCCAGGTAGATTGCCACAAACTCTTGGGTTATTTGTGCCTGGGCATCTGAGTGCAAGATTCCTTACCTTGTCTGGATTCTTGTAAAAATTATCAATATAGACTATGGGAGTTTCTTGCCAACCCATTAATTCTACTCTTGCTCCCAACTCTTCATTGACTGCAAAGGTTTCTGACTCGTTTATAAAATACTTTTTCACTTAACTAAATACTTCGGAGAACTTATGAATAGAGGGAATGGCAAAACCCAATAGTAAAGATGGATTGAAAGAATATGCTCTTAGGAAACTTGGAAAGCCTGTTCTTGA